ATGAAAATGTAACAACCGCTGGTAGAATTTATTACTTAGCTAGTGGTTCATTAAATATTGGGTCTGCATTAACTGCTTCAATTAACACATACACCGCATCAAATGGTGCAGGATTTGGATTATTCTATCCTGATATGGGTATTGTATTATTAAATCCAGCCGCATTAAGTGCATCGGTTGGTGGTAATTTAATGGCAGCAGCTGGAGCAACAACCGCTCTATATCACCAATCGGGTTCATCATCTGGCTCATTAAAACTATATGATGCATTGAAGAAAGGAGCAGATTTTCAAGCTCGTAGAACTGAAAATGTTTCTACATCTCATTATTTTGTAAGAGCAAATAATAGAGAATTTAATTTCTCAAACAACCCAACATTCGTAAGTGGTTCAGTAGGTGCATTTGTTAATTCATCATTTGAAAAAGACCCTAAAGTGTATATCACTACTGTAGGTCTTTATGATGATGGAAATGAGTTGATAGCAGTAGCTAAAACATCTCAACCAATTGCAAAATCATTCGATAAAGAGATTGCAATTAAAGTTAAATTAGATTTCTAATCAGAGGATATAATTAAGATAATCAACCCCCTTCAATGGGGGTTTTTTGTTAATTTGATATTTATATATGATATGTTAAAAAGAATACCTAAATCAGATATCAGTATTCGCCCGTTTAAGGCGTATAAAGAATGGAGCTTTGATGAAACTTCTAATGAAATAAATTTATTAGAAGCAAATGAAACTTCATCAGTATTATCTGGATTATATCCACAAAATTCAATATACGGACAACTAAGAGCACAATTCTATTATGATTCCGGTGATAATATATTTTTAAGAAGTGGACATAAGCAAAGCATATATACTAATTCTAAATTAGCAAAAGAAAGATTTTTAAGTGGTTCTGCTAAAGTAATATCTATTCCAAATATATACGTTGGCGAAGGGATAAAAAAAGGTTCGGTAGTATTAGTAGATAATGAAAACCAATTAAATGAAATATCTTATGTGGATGATTCCTTTGGAAATTTACAAGATAATAGAGACCAAATTAATATTTCCAGAATTGATATGGGTGAGGAATTTCCAGGTACCCAACCAGCAATAATAAATTTTATAGATTTAGATGAAAATGTATATTCGGCATCTTTAGAACTCTACGCATTTGATATCCAATTCGGAACATTAGATTTAATATATAATGGAATTCCAAGAGAAACAATAAATTTAATTAGTTTAGATATTGAAACTGGAATAGCAATAGCAGAAGATATTCCATTTTTGCCAGAACAAGCACAAGGTATTAAAATTGGTAATGTATTTTATAATCAAGGATTAATTGTAATAACAAAGGATGCTGCTAGTAGATTGGAAAATGGATGGCAATTGGATTATAAATCAACTAAAACAATTTATGAGCACGAATATCTTTTAATTGCAAATGAAGATGAATTTAATGTGTCACAAAACCCATCAGCAGTTGTTGAGGTTGGAAAGACAACTGAATTTATAACAGGTAGTGATAATAAAATATATAAAGTTACAACTAACCCTGGTACAAAATATATTAAGAAAAAATCTACATTAGAGAATGGAGATATATTAGATTATAGATTTGCATCAAATTATACATCATCAGTTAGTGGTGGTTTTGAACATTATGATTTAAGTGGTTCAATAGATAGCACGGGCTCATTCTTAGCACCATTTATAACAACCATTGGATTATACGATGATAATTGTGATTTAGTAGCTGTTGCTAAGTTACCACAACCAATTAAATCAGAACCAGATATGCCTGTAAACTTTATTATCCGTTTTGATACTTAACTTATATTTATATTAAACAAACAACATTATGTCAAAGATTTTAGAATTATACAAAGCAGCTCAATCATCATTAGGTGTTGATAAGATTTCATTCGAAGCTGGTAAAAATGCACAAACTCCATACACTACGAATGATTTAAAAAAAGTAGATGACCAAATATTAACTGCTGATAAATTTAAAACAGGAAGAGTTGGAGAGATTAGCGATAAGAAATACTCTGATTCAGTAAAAAAATAAACCAATTTAATGGCTAAAAAAGTTACAAATAAAAGTAATCCTAAATGGGTTGCTAAAAAATATGGATTTAAGTCTGGTTTAGAAGAAACCATATCAAAACAAATAGAGTCAAAAGGAATTAAAGTAGAATATGAAACTGAAAAAGTTCCATATATAATTCCTGCATCCACTCACCACTATCATCCTGATTTTAAATTACCTAATGGTATTAGAGTAGAAACGAAGGGTAGGTTTGTAGCAGCTGACAGAAAAAAACACCTGTTAGTTAAGGCTCAAAACCCCAATTTGGATATACGATTCGTATTTTCCAATTCTAAGAACAAAATCACAAAAAGCTCTAAAACCACCTACGCAGATTGGTGTGATAAGAATGGTTATAAGTACGCAGATAAAGAAATACCAGATTATTGGTTTTTAGAACCATAAAAAGTTGGTAATATCAAATATTTGTAGTATATTTGTGATGTGTTAAGTAGCAATGATAAAAATAAGGTAATTAATGCCCTTACTAATGTATTGGGCCATGGTCTTACGTTGAGAGGCAACGAATTGGCATTTCACTGCCCATTTTGTAATCATCATAAGCCAAAACTCCAAGTCAATACTGATTCTCAAAAATGGCATTGTTGGACGTGTAATAGTGGTGGTAAAAAATTAACATCTTTATTAAAAAAGTTAGATGTTGATAGAAAGACTATTTCTATTATTAGAGAAATCTATGGTGATAGTAATTATAACCCACAATTAGAGGATGCCGATACAAAGGTGTTCATTCAATTACCAAAGGAATTTGTATCGCTTAGTGAGTCTCCTAAAGGGTTTAATCCTGAATATAAACATGCTATGTTCTACCTTACTCAAAGAGGTATTGGTATGAAAGAAATAATAAAATATAATATTGGTTATTGTAAAGAAGGTTTGTATAGTAGAAGAGTTATTATACCATCATATGATTTAAATGGTCAATTAAATTATTTTATTTCTCGTTCATATTATACTGAAGAGAAAATGAAATATAAAAACCCACCTATCAGTAAAAATATTATAGCATTTGAATCACAAATTAATTGGAATGAACCAATTATACTTTGTGAGGGTGTATTTGATGCAATTACAATAAAAAGAAACGCAATTCCATTATTAGGTAAATTCCCATCCAAACAATTGGTAGAGAAAATCTTTATGAGTGGAGTTAGTGATATTGTTATTTCATTAGATAATGATGCTATCAATGAAGCGCTTAAAGCAGCAGAATATTTTAGAAAGCAAGGTATAAATGTTAAGATGATGTATCTTAGAGATAAAGATGCATCTGATATGGGATATGAAAAATTTTATGAAGAATTAACGAAAACTAAAGAGTTTTCATCCGAAGAATTACTATTAAACAAAATAAATAGTTTATGAAAAGATTAAAAACAATCTACCACATTGCCGATGTACATATTCGTAATGTACAAAGACATAAAGAGTACAGAAAAGTATTTGAAACAATGTTTGAAGAAATCCGTAAAAGAGGAACGGAAAATTCACTTATCTATTTAGCAGGTGATATTGCTCATGCTAAATTGGAGTTATCTCCTGAATTAGTTAGAGAGATAAGTTGGTTATTTACAGAATGTTCAAAACATTGTGAAACTATCCTTATTACGGGTAATCACGATTGTAATATGAATAACTCTGATAGATTGGATGTACTTACTCCAATTGTAGAAGCCCTAAATCTACCAAACTTTACTTACCTAAGAGATACTCAAGTATATTCTATTGGTGGAATCGATTTTGGGGTATTCAGTATCTTCGATGATAAAAAGAATTGGCCAAAAGCTGATACATTATCGGGCAATAAAAAGATTGCACTATTTCACGGACCTGTTGATAACTCTCAAACCGATATTGGGTATGTAGTATCTTCACGTCATTTTACAACTGATATGTTTGATGGTTATGATTTAGCACTATTGGGTGATATTCATAAAAGGCAAACTATGATTTCTCCAAGCGGATGTAAAGTAGTTTATGCTGGTTCGTTAGTACAACAAAACTTTGGTGAAAGTTTAAATGGACATGGATTCTTAGCTTGGGATTTAGATTCTATGAAATACGAAGGAATTGATATTCCAAACGAATATGGATATTATACATTGGATATTGATAATGGAAAAGTTCCAATCGTAACTGATATGCCAAAAAAACCTCGTTTAAGAGTTCGATTATCAAATACCGATTCAGCTGATACAAAAAAGGTAATTACTGAAATTAAAATGCGATATGGTGTTGAAGATTTTACAATTATTAGAACCGATTCATTTAATAAACAAAAGACTGGAAATAGATTGAGCAAATTGGATTTTGAAGATGTAACCGATATCAATCATCAAAATACATTGATAAGAGAATATGTTCAGAGAATGATGCCGTTTACAACTACTGAAGATTTGGATGCGTTAGAAGGTGTTAATAGAGATATCAATAGTAGAATAACACAAGAAGAAATACATAGAAATATTCATTGGAAACCAATTAAATTTAAATTTAGTAATATGTTTTCATATGGTGAAGCTAATAAAATTGATTTCCAAAAAATTGGTGGATTGATGGGATTATTTGCACCAAACGCAGCTGGTAAATCATCTCTATTTGATGCTATTTCATTTTGTTTATACGATAAATGTAGTAGAGCTTATAAAGCTCAAAATATTATGAATAATCGTAAATCAGATTTTGAGTG